GGGAGAACAGTACAAATTTTCCATCGAACTGGATAAATTGTACGGCGATGGCACGGCCGAGGCCCTGCTGATAGCTTCCAAGATGACGGCCCGGTGGAGTCGCGAGGAACTCGAGCAGATGTACCACCACTACAAGCGGAAAGTCGATGAGCTCAAAAGCACGAAGGGACTTTGACCGCTGGTTCTCGGAGCACTACGACGACCTCGTAGAACAGGCCCGCCGCCTACACCCCGACCACCGCGACCTCGTGCACCACACATACCTCCAATGCATCAACGCCCTCGAGAAAAATACCAACATCCTCGAAAACCTGCCGGGATATTTCAACACGGCTATGTGGAATCTCTCGGCCAACCTCTTCCGTAAACTCTACCAAATCCATGAAACACCCGACACCACGCCCGTCTCCGACTACGACCTCTCCGAAGCCATCAGAAAAGAGGAGGCCATGATAATGACCAACCACCTCTCGTGGTTTGATAGAACCGTGCTTTCTCTTTACCTTGACGGGTGGAGTATGGCACAGCTCTCACGCGAGTCAGGCATCAACGCCTCCGTCCTCTACGAATCAATAAGCCAATCCAAGAAAAAACTGCGAGATGTTATTCGTCAGCGCACAGACCAGAAGTGACCGCCTCGCCGTCTGCCGTGACTGCGAGCACTACGTCGAAAAGACGGCCTCCTGTGGACCCTTGGTCAAGGAAGCCCTCACCGACTCTCCTCTATGCGGCTGCTTTATGCCCGCAAAAACCCGCTTCAAAGTGTCCTCGTGTCCCTTGGGTAAGTGGCAAGCGACAGTCAGACCCAAAGACATCGAACGCATCCGCGAGTTTCTTGAGCGTGACAACCGCCTCCGCAAGGCTGAAGAGCTCACCGAGCTCGCCCGCAAATACCTCGGGCCGAACAAGCAGGCCACAAGCTGTGGATCGTGCAATTCGACCCTCATGAAAGAACTCCAAAGATTAGTACACAATGCCGATACCAATTCCTAAAGCGTCCGAAGAGATGGACGGATTCATCCAGCGGTGCATGGCCGACGAGGTTATGGTCACCGAGTTCCCCAACGAGAAGCAACGCCTCGCCGTATGTGCCGTACAATGGAGCAGAAAGAACTACTGACGAGCGTATGGCTCCAGGTGGGAGCCCTACACGACACAAGCAAAGACAAGACGGTCGCCGTACACAGGTGCAAGCGTGGGGCCAGACGCTTGGGTGTGGAATGGGAAGAGGTGCTCGGAAGAGGTCGGCACCGCGAGAAGGTCGAAGCGCGGCAAATCATTTGCAAGTACCTTCGCGACTGCGGGTGGACATACTCCGCTATCGCACGCCTCCTCGACAGGGACCACGCCACGGCCATCTACTCCGAGCGCAACATGAACCACCTCCTCGAATACGACAAAGGCATCCACGAGAAGTGGCAGCTCTTCCTCAACGCATGACATCACAAGATGTGACCTCAAGGTGTCAACCATAACCGCCTCAAAGTGTCAAACGCATGACCATCCGAAAAGTCAAACGCCTCCTCAACGAATCCGACGACTGGCTCGTCTTCACCATGAAGAAGGTGAACAAGGACGAGGCAAGCATGGGAGCATACTACCAGACCCTCGAGTCGTGGGAGATACTCCTGAACCTCGCCGTCAACGACTACCATATCCGAGAAACTTTAAGAAATGTCATCAACACAGCCGACGCGTATCGCGACCAACAAACTGAAGACGAATCCGAATAACCCCCGGACGATTCGCAAGGACCAGCTTTCGCGGTTGGTCAAAAGCCTCCGGGAGTTTCCCGAGATGCTCGAAGCACGGCCCATCGTAGTGGACCCCGACTACGTCGTGCTGGGTGGCAACATGAGATTGAAGGCCGCGCAGGAGGCAGGACTTGCCCAGGTACCCGTCTACGTCGCCACATGGGAGGAGGCCAAGGCCAAAGAGTTTGTCATCAAGGACAACCTCGCTTTCGGGGAATGGGACTGGGACATGCTTGCCAACGAATGGGACGCGGAAGAGCTCGACGAGTGGGGTATGCCTTTGCCCTTCTCGAAAGACGAACTCGTGGAGATGTCCAACCCCAACAACGCAGAAACGGAACACCCGTTTGCCATGGAACTCGACAGGGAAAGCAATTACGTCGTGCTCAAATTTGCAACGGACATAGATTGGATACAAGCCAAAACTCTACTGGGACTCCAAACCGAGACAGCTCGACGGTCTAATGGCAAGCCCTGGAGCAGCGGAATTGGCAGGGTATTGGATGGCCCGGAAGCAATCAAAAAATTAAGCAATGCGGGTTAAGTTCTATGCTCCAAGCTATCGGAGGCCGGAGAAGAGCATCACGCAGATGACCTACCCGCAGGTGCAACTGGTGGTCAGCGCGAGTGAAGCGGAAGAGTACCAAAACAATGGCAACGAAATTGTCATCTGCCCCGACCATATACAGGGCAACCTGTGTCGTGTCCGTAATTGGATGCTCGACAACCTCATGGACGATGCCGATTGCCTCGTGCTCTTGGACGATGATTGCTCGGCTATCAAGGTGTGGCAACATCAGCAACAAGTAAAGCTGCAACCCAAGGAATTGACCGAGGCGTGCGAGGCGTGGGCTACCCTGTGCCAAGAATGGGGCTACCATTACTGGGGACTGAACTGCGTGCCCGACAAAGGGGCATACCGTGAGTACAGCCCCTTCGGAACTCTCCAATACATTGGCGGGCCATTTCAAGCGCATTTACGCACCTCAAAACTGCGCTATGATGTCAACCTACCACTCAAGGAGGATTACGACCTTACGCTTCAGCATATACAGCATTACGGCGGTTGCTTGCGCATCAACTATGCCCACTACTTCGTGAAACAGGCAGAACAGCAGGGAGGGTGTGCAACATACCGCAATCTCGACAAGGAAAAACAGCAGTTCTTTGCCCTACAAAAGAAGTGGGGCAAGGACGTCATCCAACGGGACAAACAAAGCAAAAGGAGCTTTGACTTCAACCCGATATTGAAGGTACCACTAAAAGGCATGTGACATGGAGGCTGTAAAAACCAACAAAACCGACAACAAAAAAGAGGCCATGCTCGAAGCTCTCGAACGTTCGCTCGGTATCGTAACCACGGCGTGCAATGCTTGCGGCATCAATCGCTCCACGCACTACGATTGGATGAAGAAAGATGCGGACTACAAGCAAGCGGTACGAGACATCGAAAACAGGACGCTTGACTTTGCCGAGAGCCACTTACATCAACTCATCCGACAAGGAAACCCAGCGGCCACCATCTTCTTCCTCAAGACGAAGGGCAAGGCACGCGGGTATGTGGAACGCCAAGAGATTGAGATGGCCGAGAAGAAGCCGCTCTCGTGGTTTACGGGTGACGACTCCACGGTGTCATGAAAGCAAACAAGCCAAGCCAACCCGACGACTGGCAAACACCTTCCGACTTTTACCAGAAGCTCCACGCGAGGTTCGACTTTGACTTCGACCCCTGCCCGTTTCAGCATGATATGAGCTGGGACGGCTTGGAGGTAGAATGGGGCAAACGAAACTTCGTCAACCCTCCCTACTCACGCCCACACCTGAAAAACTTTGTTCTCAAAGGAATCAAGGAGAGCCGCAAGGGTAAGCTCTGCGTGTTTCTTATTCCTGCTTCTACCGATACCGCGCTCTTTCATGATTGGATCCAACCTCATGCCACCGCGATAGAATTTGTGCGCGGTCGTCTAAAGTTTGGCGGATACAATAACGAGGGTGAATGGCGACAAGGCCCCGCGATGAAGGGGAGCATGGTCGTAATCTTTGACGGCAGGTGAGGCAACCCGCCACATACTACCACGTCAAGAACTCGCCCGCGAAAATCCAAGTCCACCAAGGGGGCACGCGGAGCGGGAAGACATACTCTATACTCACAGCCCTCATAGAACTGTGCCACCGCAACGAGAATGCAGGGGCCGTCATCACCATCGCCCGCAAGACCTTCCCCGCGATCCGTGCGTCGGTCATGCGTGACTTCTTCGAGATACTCGAACGCGAGGACATCTACAACGTCGAGCTCCACAACAAGTCCGAGGCCACCTACTACCTCTTCGGCAACCTCGTCGAGTTCATCTCGGTCGACCAGCCCCAGAAGGTCAGGGGACGCAAGAGAGACATCCTCTTCGTGAACGAAGCCAACGAGCTCACCCTCGAAGATTGGAGGCAGCTCATGCTCCGCACCACCGGCAAGGCCATCATCGACTACAACCCCTCCGACGAGTTCCATTGGATATACGACCACATCCTCACACGCGACGACCATGAGTTCTTCAAGACCACCTACCGCGACAACCCCTTCCTCCCCGCGTCCACCGTTCAAGAGATTGAACGACTCAAAGAAGCCGACCACGACTACTGGAGGGTCTACGGCTTGGGAGAGCGCGGCGTTTCCCGTGCCACTATTCTCACGCATTGGAAGACAGTACCCCAAGTGCCTGACGGATGGAAGCTCCTCAACCTCGGCCTCGACTTTGGATACACCAACGACCCCACAGCCATAGTCAAGGTGTACACCGACGGGCACGGCTTCTGCCTCGATGAGGTATGCTATGCCACGGGCCTCACCAATGCGGCCATAGCACAGACGCTACGAAGCGAGGAGATAGGCAAGGCCATGATTGTGGCCGACTCCGCCGAACCCAAGTCCATCGACGAGATACACGGGCACGGGTTCAACATACACCCCGC